TTGCTGCAGTAATTATATTGTTCACAGAGACTATATCACACCCGAAGATTGGAATATTATAGTGTGGATCTGGCCAGTATACTGAGTGAACTATCTCTAGAGGTCCTGCCTTTGCAGTTTCTAGATGTACTCTACGTAGACCATCACACTTAAACATCTCATTCTTGATACTCAGATCATCCTTTTTAATTTCATCCATCTGGGTATCATAGGGTTCTAAATCTAGACCCTCCCATGAATCACGTATGACTTGTATAAGTTCATGCATAACTAAAAAAGAATTCTTTGATTAACTTCTCAGACCTTTCCTTACCAAATGATCCACCTAGGTATCCAGATATAGGATCTAGTCGTATCATATATGAATCAAAGTCTTTATATAAATCTGTATCCTCACCAGTAGGTTTTGCTTCCTCTATCATATCTTTATAGAGGGTAAGATATTTAATGAACATCGGTAGATGATCATTTACCTCTGACATAGTACAGTATCTAACGTATATGTTTTCTGAGAAGTGATTACCTGGTTCGAAGAACCTGTATGTACCATCTGCTTTAGGTAACTCAGGATGTGAAAACAGGAATTTTTCTACAGGATGTTGGAAGTCAAATACTATTATAACTTTCTTCTCAAAGAATCCCATAAGATCCATACCAAAACAAGGAAGGTTATGTCCTGTCTTAGGATAGATTACATTGTTGTGGATGTTTAATTTATCATTCCAAATGTCTACGTGTCTAGACTTGATAAAGTATTGACCAGAGTATAGGTCTGCAGTTAGGTTAATACCTTTATCATTAACCCAGTTAGTATGCTGTTTCTCAAACTTTAAGTCTGGGAAAATGTCAAAGACTGCTTTCCTATACTCTGACCATAAATCAATCCCTTTGTCTCCAGTCATCACTTCTCTCCTGATGAAACCAGTCTACCACATCTTCTGGACATCCGAAACCCCTACGGTGATTCTCTGAATCGGGGTCGCCTATATTCAGAGAGTTAAGAAAAGACTCGTCAGGATTTTTATTCATCCTACGAGCCGTGTTAAGCATACCTCTCGCTGAGGTATTTGCTTTTGCTAATTTTTGTGCCCAAATTATATCTTCTATACTTACTTCTTGGTTTGCTGCAATAGATTTGCAGATGCCTTCCATGCGAAGACGATATTGGGTTGATAACATATATTAATGAGTAGTATTAATATAATTTATAATACTCAAGTACTATGTGTTTAAACCCAAGCAACTGGTACCAGTGTGATTAAGGTACATGCGATCAATCCGAAGATGACGCAGGCTGATGTTAGTGGTAGTTCTTTCATTAGTCCTCTTTAATACAGTATTCTGCTTGATATGGATTTTCCCATCCACCTAGGTCTTCACGTGCTTGCCTGATGGCATTGTATGCATCGTCTGCATACTCACAGATCTCATGAGAATGGTTTTGGTTGTCATGAAAACCAACCGTATAATGTGACATGATCGTAAATCAAATACCTAAGTATTTATTTTAGATACTTCTCGATCACTGCTATTTGGTCATGATACTTAGATATATGATCTAGTTCTATACAGATAGCACCTATTATATCAGAGTGTTCACCGATACCTGCAGGATTCTCCAAATAGACATTCACATTTGCTTTGTGCATTTCTATTTCGCCATGTGCATGTGCTAGTACCGCACGTAGCAACTGCTCTCTCATGTGTAGTGCCATTACTTATTTTTATGTATCTACTAGTATATATGGTTTATTCTCATTTGTCAAGTGCTATTGAGAATCAGTATCAAATACCACTACCATCGTCAAACATATCTATCCCTTCCAACTCGTCCATAAACATTTCTCTCTTGCTCCATGTCATACCACTTGTAGATCCTAGACATGGATTTATACAATGAGGATACTTCACATCATTGCAGACTAAACCTGCTAAATCATGTGGGCATGCCATCTTTCCTGTAGCCCAATACAACTGACCATCAAGCCAAGTTGCACCGCAACCTGAGCAAGTCCTAATCATGCTCCTCTATTCATAGCAGGGTTAGCAGAACATGAATACTCATGTCTCTTTATCCACTTCTCTGGATCTACATCCTTTCTAGCGGGTGGTTTCAGTCCACAATACTTACACTTATAAGTTAGTTTAGCCATAATGATAACTTGGTTTGTTGGTTTTCTTCTGAAGTTTTCCGCTTCTAACCTTTGTGCCAGAAGTTTCTCCATCACCAGTCTTACTCTTACCTGGCTTTGACTTACCAATATTTATAGACTTACCAGGTTTCTTACTTTGGGTATCATGTAACCTTGCAGGTTTGTTTTTATCCTTAGTGATTACTGATTCTTGTCCATGCTTACGTCCTAAACGACGTGTAAGTTTTCCGAACCTACGCTTAGACATTCCTTTACCAGGTGAGGTTTGGTAAGATACTTCTCTTCCCGTTCCTTCTTTCCCGTCGTCACTTTTATACTTGTACTCACCTACACCTTTCTTATATCCTATTCCTTTTTTCTTGAGGTCTTTCTCTAGCCCCTTCCTAGAGGCTTTGTTCTTTTTTTCGTCCGTACCTCTGTCAGCACTGATGTTACCTGTTACCTGACTCTTAGACTTACTCAGCATACGACTAGTAGGATTACCTTCTCTTAGGAAATCACCTAATGAAATGTTACCTGCCTTAACGCATTTTGGTACAGTCTTACCATCTTTCTTTTGGGTACCCATTCTCTTGTAACCAGTCCAACACTTACTTGCACCTACATTCTTGTTTGCAGTTGCCATACTTCCTTCTTCTACAAACTTAACAGGCATTGATACTGTACCTTTACCTGGCACATACTTTGTAGTTCTAGGGTTCTTAGGATCGTCACTCTTAAAGTCTTTATGAAGTTTGTTGTATGCCTTCTTGGTCATCTTCACTTCTTCATTACACTTCCACTTATCCAACGCTAATTTTTTACGAGTTGGTTTACCATCTTTCATCATAGGTCCTTTGACTCCACCCATGCGTGCACAGAATGATCTCTTTCTAGGACCACCTTTAGGTTGTGGTGCTTTTAGATCAGAACCAGGATTCTCTCTTTCATAAGACTTCCTGCCTTTCTCATTTAAACCACCTGTTTTGCTCTTACCTTCTTTACGTTGCCATGCTCCTTCCTGTACAGTCTCTTCCTTCTTAACACCACGCTTTTCTTTGTGTGCTTTATGTCTTGCATCCATTGCCACAAGTCTCTCAGCAGGATCAGCAGCATTACCACCTGTACCTGACGCTCTCATGTTTCTGACAGATGCTTTACCATAGTTAGAACGACCACGTTCTAGACTTAACCTTTGACCATCACTATCTTTCTGTCTTTCAGAAATAACTTCTTCCTTCTTAACACCACGTCTTGCTTCGTGATCTGCTCTTCTATCCTTTCTGATACCACCACCTAGTTCATGTGATCCATGTGGATTGCCATATCTCTTATCTCTAACTGTTGCTCTCTTATAGTCTGGGGTCTTCATATCGACCTTTGCTTCTACATTAAGAGTCTTTGGATAATCCTTGTCACCTTTCTGAGCCTTCTTCTCACCAGATCCTGCTTTGATTCTTGCTTTCTTCTGACGGATGTTATCCCATAGACCATCCTTACCTTCTTTTACTTCCTTCTCTTTTTTCTTTGCTTTTGCTTTCTTAAGGAATGCTGCCATAGCACCTTTTGCCTTACCGTCACCTTTATAGAGACCATAAGATGTACCTTCATGAGTAAACTTCATACCCTTAGTTGCTTTATCTCTAAGTGCTTGACGCTTCTTAGGATCCATATTCTTTTCATACTCTGCTGCTTTCTTAGCAAAATCAGTCTTATTACCCTTCTTGTCATACATTTTGTTTATGACTGCTCTGTCCTTCTTGTCAGGTCCTGTGTATGCTGCTTCTTCTACTGAACTGGGTGTAGTATCTTCCACATCATGCTCTATAACTTTGCCATTCTCATCTTTCTCATGATGCTCTGACATCTTATCAACTGCTTTAAACACACCAGCCTGTCTCTTCTTAGTCTTTTTGTAGTCACCGTCTATAGAACTTGTTGCCATTTGGGTGGATGCTTTCTTGACGTACCTTCCTAATGTTTTCTTATCAAGTTCAGAAAGATTTTCTTCACCCATAATAGCACCTTTACCGTACTTCTTACGAATGCCATCTTTGACTATGTTTAATGCTTTCATAGAATTTGCTGCTGATTTTTTCATACGATCTGATCTTTGCTTATCAGTTTCATATGGTGCTTTGTAATTAGACTTACCACCTTTCCAAGTTCCTTGCTCAAGTTTCTTGTCACGCATCCTGTCGTAACCTTCTTCACTGATTGCAGATTCTTTTTTCATGGGTAACCCTTTATGTTTAGTGGATGCAAAGTCTTTTGCATCGGATTTTTTTATGCTGGAAGCAACTCTGGCAACCTCAGGTGAGGCAGCTTTCGCTTGACCCTCTTTTTGAGCTTGTCGAACCATCCCGAAGAATCTTTGTTGTTTTTTGGAGACTGCGGGCATTCCAACCTAACCTCCAACTACTTGGATTTGTTCTACGACAACACCACCAGAACCTGATCCTGCAGTGAGTTTAACTGCTCTTGATACCTGAGGAATAGTTCCTGCAGTAGCATCAGCAGCAGACAATGCATAATCACCAGACGCAGCAGATGCATCTATATCTGTAGTGATAGTAGTAGCAGTTGCAGATGCAACCTTTTTACCTGCACTAGCAGCAGATTCGAATGCAGCAACGAAACCATCAGTGTCACCACCGTCTACAGTTTCGATATAATCGTTAGCACTAAATGTATGACGACCACCACCAGAGAATCCTGATATGGTTAAGACTGTTGGGTTAGCATCGGTAGCTGCAGCGATCTTTGCGTGCTTTGGTTTACCACAATAAACTAATATTGCTTCACCTGCAGCAAGTGTGATTGCTGGACCTGCGTCTATCTGGATACTTGATGCTGCTGCACAGTAACATCTAAGTACTCCTGTTTTCACCACAATATATCCACTGCCACTAGCAGAGATTGTTTGGGTATCTAATACATTTAAAACTGACATTGTTGCCTCTCTAGGTATTACCTATCTACAGTGTTATTTATCTTGTTTCTTCTTTAGAAACTTTGCAAGCTCACTAGTGCTACCAACGAACATGGTATTGTTAGTGACTTCTTGTGTTTTACTTGCTTTAGGATTTTCTATATCATTTACTTTTTTGTGCAGATCGGCTAATTTATCTGCTACATCACCAACGTGTTTGATAAGTTGTCCTGCGACTTCATATGCTCTGGGTTGGTCAGATTGGTTAGCAACATCCATGATACCACTAATTGCTTCTTGCCCTTTCTCAATAAGATTATAAAGTTGACCACGAGAATATTCATAGTCTTGTTTTAGATGTTGAGAAGTATCTGTCTTGGTAACAGGTTTTACTTCTTCTTTTGGGACGATAGATGTATCTACATCTAGAGCATCTTCGATCCCATCAAATTTATTCATCGGATCCTGTGGTTGGGTTTCTTGATTTTCCATCGGTAAACTCCGAATACAATTCATTAAAACCAAAGTTATCATCTGATTCTACAAGAACATTGTCTGCAGCATCGATCTTAAGTAATCCTGCACCACCTGTATGTGTAGCAATAGTACTCTGATTATATCCACGACTAACGTGTAATGTAGTACCTACTATACGAGTGATGTGCATAACCTCGGTATCGACTTGGAACTCGTCTCCAACTGCTAGATCTGCTACTGATGCAACCTCGAAGATTCCATCGTTAAGATCTATACTATTAGAGAGTGTAGTCACAGCAGCACCTGTTCGATCCTCAAGTGATCTAGGTGTAGCAGTATATCTGACTTCTCTTGGAGCAGTACGAGCACTGTCTGTTGAGTAGTCCACGATAGACTTCTTGATAACCTCTCCTGACTTGTCCAATACAGGACCGTAAAGATAGGTTTTTGCAATAAATTGCAAAGTGTAAATCAAAGTTCTACGAGTATCATAATCACCTTCATACTGATCATCATAAGCGACATCAGTTAGAGTGATAGGATAGTCTCTCTTCTCTCCCAGAGAAGGAACCAAGTTCATCGTAATGTTAAAACTTGGTTGGAAGAATGGTAAAATTTGCTCAAGGATCTGAAGTGAATCATCCTGATTCTTGGCAAGAATTGCTAACTCAAAGTTTACATTATATGGTATAGGCATAAAACCTTTGTTAGTAGTAGACCCAGTAGTGTGTCTTATGTACTGAGTTGGTGCAACCTTCCTTGTTGCATCATACTGAATACCTGTAATCTCAAATGATATACGAGGTAGAGTGATCTGTACCTGATTCTTAGTACTTAGATCTCCTAACTGTTGTAGTCTAGCAAGAAACTTTTGCTTAGGACCATATGCTAGGGGAACTTTCATCACCTCAGTTTTAGAACCAGATGTACGTCTAAGTTCTATGTTATTAAACAGTGTACCGAAACCGACAACTGTCTTCTTTATTATCTCATGATAACTGTATGTACCAAGCATTAGATGCTACTCCCTTTATTTCCAAATTCACCAAAGGGATTTCCTTGTGTGAAATCAACAATAGAATCTGCTTGAGTCTCAACTGTTGCATTGATATCAAACTCACTATTAACATTATTTATTGTATTATATGTAGCAGTTGTCCAAGCTGCCCCTGAAGTCTGCCCTGTGAGGGTCTCAGGCACCGTAAAGATGCCTGTACGATTGTATACCTGTATCTGTTGTGTTGCTGCATCAAAGGACTTAACTTCAGCAGATACATTAGATGTACCACCAGTGATAATCTCTCCCACTGAGAATGTACCTGTACCACCTGCAACTAGGTTTACTGCTATTGCATTTGCAAAGTTTGCTTCTATAGCATCTACTGCAGCAACACCAGTATCGATATCCTCGTCGCTGTACTGGAACAACTCACAGCGTAATCCCCAAACATATAAACTACCTAACTGATAGAAAGGTTGTTCATGCTCTACGAATTGTATTTCGAATGTTTTGTTTGCTAATGGTATATGAATTAGATCACCTTCGTTAGGTCTACCTTCTACAATTAACTGTGCGTTATCATCTACAGCAGCAGTAAATCTTCTTCGTGACATAACCAGAGTAACCTGATCAGATATTTGTACACCAAACTTACTAAAGATATCTCCATCACCACGAAATCCACCTGAGTCTTCGATATAAACTTCTACTTCGAATGCACCCTCAAACTTGGATAGTGTATCTTCACCAAATACTCCATCCTCTTTTACTAATGTTCTAGGAATGTAAAACACATTCTTTCCAAACATCTTAATCTGTTCGTCAACTAGATCTTGTGTTAGACCTTGTTCACCTGTAGTGCCTTGTGAAAAATACGTGTTAAGTGCCATATCATCCTATCATGTCTAGGGGTGGAGTTTCCCAAGTATTGCGTAACTGCTCATCGAGAATCTTTAACTCTTCTACTGCGTCATTGTATATCATTTCACCGTTAAGAGTTACACCGCCTGGCATCTGAACGTTCTGGAACTTAGTCATATTCTGTCCCCACTGCTTCTTAATTTTTGCAGAACAATAATCCTTTAACCACATCTGATTGTATATCTCTGTCCATGTAGTTGGATCTAATGCTCTCCATGCTTTGATAACAATATACTGATCTGCTAGGGAATCTTCTGTCCAGTCAAAATCTATATGTAATCTATTCTGTACCTGTGAATATCTTACTGGTTTCATACCTTCTAATAACCAGTCAATACTTTCTAAGTGTGACTGAATCATAAAGTAATGATAGAACTGTGTTGATGTAAAATCGTATAGATCATTTAGTCTGATCTGATAACGAATATCAAACATATTTCTAGTTCCTTTGTCAGTAAATGCAAAGAGACCTTCTACCGCTAGTATGTGTTCTGGTATAGAAAGATAGTTTGTTTGCTCACCCCATACTGTAGTACCATCTACACCTGTAGTATTGGCTGCTTGTTTACCTGCAGCGATCTCATCTGCTGTAAATAAATGCTTAAGATAAACTCTCTCAGCACCATCGTAATGATACTGTTGGAATTTTTGTATTCCATAATCTATAGCATCATCGACTTGATCATCAGATACGTTGATCTCTAATACTGGTTTACCTAATCTACGTAAACAGTATTCTTTAAGAGTAGCTTTTGAGTTTGGTTGTGCCATTTAACTTATAGAGCAGCGATTCTAGTCTGGAAGTCAGCAAAGTCTGCGGACGCAGCGACTGTAGACTTGAGGGTAGTTAATGTAATTGTCTCTGCCTGTAATGCAGAGTCAGCAGTTGCACCTTGTGCAGCAGTAGCATAAGCGGTTGCAGCAGTTGCAGCAGCAGTGCCTAGTGTTGGTTTGCCTGTTAGATCATTATATGCACCAGAGAATAATGTAGGTTTGCCAGTTAGGTCATTATATGCACCAGAGAATAATGTAGGAGCACCAATCAGATCAACATATTCTCCACTGGTTGCCACAGTTGCTAAGTCGCCTGGTTGTGTAGCTGATGCAGCAAGTGTACCCTGTGCAGCAGTAGCATAGGCAGTTGCAGCAGTGGTAGCAGCAGTGCCAAGTCCAAGAGTGGCTATGACAGCAGCAGCATCAGCGTCATCAACTAGTGTTAGACCAAATGTGCTGATTGCAGAAGCATCAAGTTTTCCAGTGATACCTGCAACGACACGAGCATCAGCACGAGCGTTGGTGTAGTAAAGGTTGGTTGATCCTTCAGATAGATCATCGGTATCAGCAGCAGTAATTCTTGCATCTGCAAGAGTATTAACCTGAGCATCAGTTCTCTGAGTAAAGGAGATAACACCTGTGCCACTATTGTATGCTAGGTCTCCACCAACAGAGATGTGTCCTCTAGTGCGAGCAGCAGTTGTGAATAGATTTGTAGATCCTTCAGTTACATTGTCTGTATCAATATCAGATTGAGTAACAGAAAGAGTTCCACTACTGTGTGTAATACCAGTTCCGTATGTGAAGTGAGTTCTAGTTCTAGCAGCAGTTGTAAAGAGGTTAGATGAACCTTCAGTTATATTGTCTGTGTCAATGTCTGCCTGTGTGACAGATAGAGTACCACCAGAGTGAGTGATACCTGTGCCATATGTAAAGTGTGTTCTTGTTCTGGCAGCAGTAGTAAAGAGATTAGTTGATCCTTCTACAACACTGTCTGTATCAAACTCAGAGAATGAGAATGCTAGTGTGTATGTGTTAGAAGCATCATCGTAAGTCTTAGTTAGTCCTGTACCTGCAGTTATAAGAGCATTAACTCTGTCATCTACTCTCTCATCTGTGTAGTATAGATTTGTTCCTTCTGTTAGATCACCAGTATCATGATTAGATATAGAAGCAATCGTTGTTGGGATTGTGTAAGAGATGACACCAGTAGAAGCATTGTATGCTAAGTCTCCAGTTACACTAATATGTCCACGAGTTCTAGCAGCAGTAGTAAAGAGGTTTGTTGATCCTTCAGTTACATTGTCTGTGCTAATTTGTGACTGAGTTACAGTTAGTTCACCAGAACCTGCTAGTGCAATACCATTACCATATGTGAAGTGTGTTCTAGTTCTAGCAGCAGTAGTGAATAGATTAGTTGTTCCTTCAGTAACGTTGTCTGTATTAATATCTGCTTGAGTAGTGCTCAAGGTTAAGATGTTACCTGCGTCATCGTAAGTCGCAGTAATACCTGTACCACCTGTGATTAGAGCATCAACTCTATCATCAACTCTTTCGTTAGTGAAGTATAGATTAGTTGATCCTTCAGTAAGTGCATCAGTATCATGGTTCGCAATACTACCAACCTCTGACTGGTTATATGCAATGTTACCAGTAATAGTCAAGTTACCCTGAACCTCAAAGTCAGTTGTTGATCTGAAGTTTGTAACAGTTAGTCTGTTAGTAGAAGGGTTGTATGTAAGGTTAGTAGAGTCAGTTCTAACTTCTGTGTTTCCTGTGTTAGTAGAAACGAAAGTTGGATAGTATGTAAGGTTAGATGATGTAGTATCAGTAACGTCAACTAACGATGCAGTATCAGCATTACCTGTCAAAGCACCTGTTACATTACCAGTGATCTGACCTGTAACTCCAAGAGTTCCACCCATCGTGGTGTTGGTTGTGACATCAAGGGAGTTAGTTGTTGTTAATCCTGTGATTGTTGCAGCACCCGAAGTGGAGTTAAGAGTGATCTTATCAGTTCCAGATCCGTTCTGAAGTTTTAATGTCTTAGTAGATCCTCTTAGTACAACGTTATCTTTAAAGAGTGATGTACTGTTCTGTGTAAGAGCATCATTTAATGTTGTAGTTCCATCTACATTTAACGCAGCATCAAAGTCAACGTTATTAGTGACGTTCAGTGTATCTGTTATTGTTGTTGCGTTATTGACATCTAATGTTCCATCAACAGCAGTGTTACCAGTAGCACCTGCCACTGTAAACTTAGTGGAGTTAACTGCTATCGAACCACCGACTGTCAAACCAGAAGATGTTGTCAAACTGGTAGCATCGATAGTTGATAATGTTGTCTGTCCAGCTACGTCTAATGTTCCACCGAAGTCTGCATTACCAGTTGCACCATTTAAGGTGATTGTTGTACCTGCGTTAGGACCTAAGAATAGATCAGAACCAATGTACACATCTTCATCAACAGTTGCACCACCTGCAGTAATCATCAAAGCAGCATTGCCAGATAGAGATGTTGGGTTAGTGTTATTTGTAAGAGATGTAAGTCCTGTGACTCCTAATGTGTTGGTAACATTTGTTGCTCCATTTACATCAAGAGTTCCTTGTATATCTGTATTACCAGTTGCTGATTGGACTGTAAACTTGTCAGTGCCATCATCTAACTGTATTGCAAATTCTTTATTATCAGCGTTTAATACTACATTGTTTTGGAAAGTAGCAACACCATCAACATTTAGAGTACTGTCTAGATCAGTTGCCTGAGTGACATTAAATGTATCGTCAATAGTTGTCGCACCCTCTACATTAAGAGTACCCTGTATATCTGTGTTACCGTTGTCAGTATCCACACTGAACACAGTAGCACCTGAACCAGTCTGGAATGATACTAGTTTGTTATCTGCTTTAACTGTTAGAGCGTCAGTTATTGTTGTTAACGCATCTACATCTAATGTTCCATTGATAGTTAAGTTGTCATCAATGATAGTCTCACCAGTAGCAGAGTCTAATGTTAATGCACCAGATGCTGTATCAACTTCACTAGATCCACTAACACCAATCTGAATGTTATCAGCAGTGATATCTGTAGAAGTGATTGCTTGGTTAAAGAGGACTGTACCTGTAAAGGAATGAGCATCACCAGAGTTGTCACCGATAGTAGCATTGCCATCTACCTGTAAAGTTCCATCTACCTCAGCGTTGTCTGTAATGTGTACCTTTCCACCATCTGAGTCGAGGATAAGGTTACCAGTTGTGGTGCTGATCTCGTTAGATGCATCCACCCCGATCTTGATCGCATCTGCGGTGATGTCTGTTGAGGTAATTGCTTGGTTAAACTGGACTGTTCCAGTGACTGAATGGCTGTCCCCTGAGGCATTACCAATAGTAGTATTCCCATCAACAGTAAGAGTGCCATCGATTTTAGTATTTCCATCTACATTAAGGTTTAAGTCTACGTCTAAATCATCAGTTACATTAACTGTTCCACCTGCAGAATCTAAAACTAGATTACCTGAAGTAGTATCAATCTCAGTAGCACCCGATACACCGATCTGAATATTATCAGCAGTGATATCTGTTGATGTAATTGCTTGGTTAAAGGTTATAGTACCAGTAACAGTGTGGTTATCACCTGCAGCATCACCAAGAGTTACACCCTGATCTACTTGTAGTGAACCTTGGATAACTGTGTTACCAGTTGCAGAAGCAACTGTCATCTTAGAAGTGTTAACTGCTAAGTCATTAGTTACATCAAATGTTCCTGTAACCTCTAAGTTTCCACCAATAGAAGCATCGTCAGCAACGTTAAGATCATCTCCAACATATAAATCTAAACCAATACCTGCACCACCACCAACTATTAATGTACCTGTAGAGGAGGTAGTAGCGTTTGTTGTGTCAAATAGTTTTATACTACCTGCATCAATACCTGATCTAGTTCCTGAGAATACTTCACTAGAGTTTGTTGCATCATTAAAGAGTGCAAAACGCCCTATATTATTATCCCAACCAAACCATCCAAGTTTAGCTGAACCACTGTAGTATCTAAACTCAACACCACGGTCTT